CACCGGATATATATACCGTATCCTTTTTCACGAGTATGGAATCTGGTGGTTGTTTGAATTGGAGCGCGTCAATTTCCATTGCAGACACACAGATCAAATCGTGGGGACATGTCCATCATTGGCCGAAGCCAAGAACGCAATTCGAAGCAGAATCCGCTCCACGGACAAGATCAGATTCGAGCCGGAATACAGAACCGTGCGCCGGAAGCGCGGGGAGGGCAAATGACCGAGCCGAAAGCCCATCCGAAGAATTTCTCCGGGCCGATGATCCCGCCCCTTCTGCGCGATGATAAGACGAATACGAGGCGGATCATTGCCAAAGCGAACAGCACCACCACCGGCAAGTGGGACGGGCTTTGGTTCGATGGAGCGCGGATTGATCCGGGGCCAGCCATTACGGGGTATCCGGGGCCGTTCCTCAAGGTGCCGCACCCGGAGGATGATACGGCCCATCGGGTCTTCCCGCGCATTCAGCCCGGAGACCTGATTTGGGTGAAGGAGAGGCACTTGCGCTGGCGGCACAAGCCGTCCATCGGCGGTGGGCTGTCGGAGGAAGAAGACAACATCATTTACGCCGATGATCCCGAGTGGGAACACCTGTTGGCGGAGCGGGCGCATTTCAAAAGGTACAACGCGGATCGGGCGAACCCTGCCGGGAATTGGGAGATGATCCCCTCGCTATACATGCCCCGCTGGGCGTCTCGAATCACACTGCTTGTGGAGTCCGTCAGGCCGGAGCGGGTGCAGGAAATTTCATGGGCAGATGCCATTGCCGAAGGGGTTGAATACACCGGCGAGCGCGAACCCGGCTTCGGCTGCTGGCGGGGGCATTCCGGGCTGCCCTGGCGGAACACGCCGCAAGAGGCTTTCCAGGACTTGTGGGAATCCCTCCACGGCCCCGGCGCATGGGAGCGGAACGATTGGGTATGGGCCTATCAATTTTCGAGGGTGAAGCCATGAGTGAGAAAAAATCGGTCAATCAAATCCTGAATGAGGCTAGAAGCGGCAGACGTTCCGCAAACCAAATAATCAGTGAGGGTAAATACGGGCGGCAAAACCGGAGCGACCATCCATTATCGCGGCCCATCGCGGCGGGTCAACGCAAATACGATGAACCCGGCGAGAAACAAACCATCCTCCAAAGTCTCAAGGAGTCGCTGGAAATCATTATTGAGAGCAACACCACGTCTGGCGGGTGCGGCGGCTTTCACGTAACAGAGACCGCGCAAAACGCACTGGATGAGATCAACAACTTCCCAGAGAGCGACCTTGAGTCCGAGAACGCGGCGCTCAAAGCACGGTTGAAGGCGCTTAACTGTGAGGGAAACGCTGCTGACATACAGTTAAATGTGCTTGACTGCGAGGAAAACGCTCCGCCGTGCGGCAAGTGCGAGACGTGTAGCCGAGTAAAGGCCGAGGCCGAACTGGCGCGGGTGCGGGCGGCGCTGCGGAGATATTGCATTGGAGAACAGGTTATCACACGAGGACGCTTAAAGGGAATCACGAACAACGCTGGAGCCGTGGACGCCGGAGTTTGTAATGAGTGTGGGGGTGTCTGGCTATTGGGAACCTTCTACCATCCAGAACTTCGAGAACCAGAGCAACACAACCCCGTCGACGGCCTCCCCTGCCCCGCAGAGATTCCGCCAAACGAGAAGGAGGGCTGATGATTCATTATCACGGAGGGCCGATAACACCGTTGGAAGCTGCTGTCGCGGCGTGGCGAGGTCGAAACGCCATGGTATCGTATGCACACCCGGCGCAAATAGAACTAGCGGCTGGCATCTGCAAATCGGTTGTATTGGACAACGGGGCATATAGCCTGTGGAAATCAAAAACTCCAACCGATTGGCCGTCATATTATGAGTGGGCCAGGAATTGGCTAACGCACCCCGTAGTGGATTGGGCGGTGATTCCCGACATCATCTGCGGGAGTGAGGCTGATAACGACTATTTACTGAGCGAATGGCCACACAGAAAAACCCACGGCGTTCCGGTTTGGCATCTGCATGAGAGTCTGGATCGACTAGAACGATTGGCTGCCGATTATCACCGAATCGCACTGGGCAGTTCTGGTGAGTACGCGGACACGCACTCCATGGGGTGGTGGGATCGTATGAATCGGGCGATGGGCGTTGTCTGCGATTCGGAGGGCAGACCTCTAGTGAAACTGCATGGTTTGCGGATGTTAGCCCGAACCATCGTGGAAAATTTCCCCTTATCAAGCGCTGACGCCACTACGATAGCGCAGTGTATCGGTAAGGACACGTTGTGGACCGGTTCACACAAACCACAGAGTAAAATTATCCGGGCGCTCCTGATGGCGGAGAACCAGGACACGATCCGCAGTGCCGTGGTGTGGAAACCCCGCCCACTGCAGGATTTGCTCCCGTTGCTGCATATGGAGGCATGATGCCCCACCCAAGAACGCGCCGCAACAGCGCCTCGCTGATCCTTGCCGCCGCGCTGCTGCTGGCCCCTGGGATTGTGGCCGCTCCGGGCGGGAATGGGCGGGTGCCATCGTTCCTGGAATTGTTGGCGGTGATGCAAGCCGCCGAGGCCAATCATGTGAGCGCGTTCCGAATCCTCCTGATTGGCTATACGGAGTCAAAACTGGAACTTCCACGGCGCGATCCAGGCCCAGCCGGTGAGCGTGGGCTATTCCAGGTCACGGAACGTACAGCGGCCCCCAAGAGCAAGGGTGGCGTTGGCTGCCTACCCGGCTGGGACAAGCGGAGCCGCGTGATTGAATTTCCCGCCGCCGATTGCGCGGCCAAGGTTCTGGCGGACGCAAAGCCCGAGTGCCAGCGGGATATTCGGAAAGCGGTTTACGCCTACAACATGGGCAACTGTGAGAACTACACGGAAAACACTCACGTTCAACGGGCGCTGTGGTGGGTGGATCAGATGTGGATACAGGGAATAAACGAGGTTCGGATCACGAGAAGGTGAACAAGGCCAAGGGCTGGCGGGCATGGATGAACAGCAGAATGGAGAGAGGGTGAATTAACAACGATAGCTGGGGCCCAATATGAAAACTCATAATATATCAGTGCGTTAGCAAACAACGAGTTTGCAATGACGGAGTGAGGCGATGCCAACGGATAAAGAAATGCTTGATTGGTTGAACGACAACCCACTGAGCGTGGAATACATCGAAACTATTCCACGAACGGTGACGTGGCGCACAAAGGAAGGCTATGGGTCGCACAACCTACGCGCCGCCATTATCAGGGCCATGGAGGAAGAAGCCAAGGCCGAACTGGACAAGGCATGGAAGTGGTTTCGAGCCTCGGGGAACTGTATCGCCAAGCGGGTTACAAATACAACCACGCCGTACAACAAGGTGTGTGATGTCCAGTCATACGTTCTAGAACCCGGCGACAAAGAAAAGATTGAATCCGCAATACTTTCCGCATGGCGCGAGGACACTGAAACCCAAGGCAAGGAGTGAGGCGATGGAATCAACCTGCTCGTTGTGCGGTGTTAAAGCCACGGGCGTTTATGACCGCTGCGAGAATTGCAGCAAGGATTTTTGCGGACTTTGCGTGACACCGCACGGCTTCTGCCCTGAATGTTGGGAAAAGGAAAAGTTGAGGAAATCACAAGAGGAACAATAAAAAGGAGTGAGGCGATGCCAACAGATAAAGAGATGCTGGACTGGCTAAACGACCACCCAATGGGTGTGGTCTGCACCAGATCAATTCCGGGAGGGGTGACGTGGCGCACAAGGGACGGCTACGGGCCGTTCATCCTCCTGCGCGATGCCATATCCGAAGCCATGGATACCGAAAATGCGGAACGCGACAAGGCTTATGAGTGGTTCAAGGCGGGCATTAACAACGCCGAGTCTCATTTGCCGCAACGGGAATTGTATTGGGCTGAAAACATACGGCGATGGGTGGTCCGCTGGAGTAACAATAACGCGCACAATGAAGAAGTCCACGGCCAAACACCACGGGAAGCGTTGCTGGCCGCTTGGCGCAAGGATACTGGAACCAGGGGCAAGGAGCACCGCGATCCTGGGGGATGGGAAGCGGCAGAGGCTGCCTTTATCGAAAGCGTTTTGAAGGAGGAGTGAGGCGATGAACTTCTGTCCAGGATGCAGTCAATGGTACAGCGGCGATCCATTACAGCATCCGTGCGCCGTGCGGAATACGGCAGGAACCTCCACTGAGCAAGCCATTCCAGAGACACGCGGCACCATCACATGGAAGCCCCGGAAAGGCACCTTGGGCTGGATCAAAATATCAGAGCGTGGATCAACCAGGCCGAAAATCACTACGCGCCGGATTATATTCTTCATTCCCGGCGAAGGCATCCTGGTCGGGGAATTGATCGAGGACGGCATTTTGTTTGCGCCGGAAGGAAGTTGCTATCGCGTAGAGGACGTCACGCATTGGATGGAAGTTGATCCGCCGGAGGATGTATGAACTGGTGCCAATACACCACGGAGCAATTGACCGAGGGCGTAGCCAACGCGCAGGGGAAAGCTGAAAAAGCGGCCAAGGCCGGGGACATCATCCACATGGCGATGTTTTGCACCATGCGCGACTGCATCCGGGAGGAAATCCAGCGGCGGGCCGGAGCGGAGGGGGAGAGATGAATGACAATCAAAATACAACAACGCATGGAGCGGAAAATGAGTGCTGAATCCAAAAAAATCATCTACACCAAGAAGGAGGCCGCCGCACAACTCGGCATCAGCCTCACAACGCTGAACAACCTGATTTGTGCAAGAAAAATCGGCTATATTAAGACCGGCGTGGCTAAATCGAACCGGGTTCTATTCCGGGAAGATCATCTAACTCAATACGTCAATAGTATGCCGGAGCGGCCCGCGATTTAGGCCGCTCGATCCCGGTGCCATGGAGTGCCATGAACATTGTAAGAAAATGTATAAAACTGGAAAAGAATGTGGAGGGCGCACTTAGAAACGGTAAAAGAATACAAATGATTGTATAAAACGGAACAAGAATTGCCTTATATTACAGCATTTTAGCAATCTGCCACTTTCGGCCTCTCAGTCACCTCTCCGAGTAATAAAATCAGGTACTTACGACTCGTTTTTCCTTCTGTCAGTATGCGTGGTGCCATGTAGTGCCATGAGTGGTTTCCGAATGCGCGGAAACCTTGCCAGCCGTGAGCCTATCATTTGGCGTGGCTGGCCGCAATGGTGCCGGGGGTGGCCGTGCCGCGCTTCATGGGCAGGATCAGGCCGGAGGCTGGATCGTATGCCTCCTGTGGAAGCTGGTCCATCATTTGTTCCGAGATGTTGGCGTATCGCGCCATGATTTTGGCGTCCGCGTGGTCGGATGAGTGCATGATTTCATGCGCGGGGACCCCGGCGTGAACCAGGGCGGTGATGGCCGCGTGTTTCAGGTCGTGGACATGGTAATCCATGCCGGTTGAGGCCAGGGCAACGCGCCAATCCGCCTCGAATTGTGAGCGGGTAATGCCGAACACGCTGGACTCCGGCGCGGGAAAAACGGGTGCCAGCGTGGAAAGCAATTCGTGAATCCTCGGATACCAAAGTGGGATGCGGCGCGGGCGGCCCGACTTGGTGCGTTGGGTTCCCTGGCCGGAAAAACGCAGAAAGCCCCGGCCTTCCAGGCTGACCTGATCCCAGGTGAGCCGGGCGGCCTCGCCGATGCGGAGCGGCAGGTGATACAGCAGCGCCAGGGCGGCGCGGGATCGTTCCGGGATGGCCTCGGCCAGCACATCGTACCGGGCGGGCGGCATGACCACCCAGCGCGAAGCGTTCTCGCGCAAGCGGCGGTGGCCGAGGATCGGATTCACGGGCAACAGGCGCGGCGTGGCCCAGGTGAGCATCACGTTCAGGTAGGTGACTTCCCGGTTGATCGGCGAGTTCGTGACCCCTTCTGCAGCCCGCATTTCCTGATATTGCTGGATGCGCCCCTGGCTGAGCCGGGTGGCGGGCAGGGTTTCGCCCAGGGCGCGGATAATGAGCGCAAGGCTATTCCGGCGCTGTTTCAGGTCGCGGTACTGTTGGGTATGGGGTGAGGCCAAATAAGCGTCCCTGAGCGCCCCCAGCGTGATTCCGGCGTGTCTCTCGCCCCAAGGTTCGCCGCGATTGCGGGCATAGGTGATTTCCGTGTCCACCCGTTCGGCGGCACTCTTCGCGCCATAGGTGTGCCGGTGGCGGTGGCCGTGACCATCCACGGCGTTCACGCGCCAGACCCCGGCGTTGCGGGGGAAGGGCGCACCGCAACGGTGGCATTCTTTCGCCACGGCGCGGCACCACGCATGACACTCCTTGCAACGCACGTTGATTGCCATTTTGCGGCTCCATTTTGTCTGGAAATTCCAGTTTCCAACTAAAACCAAAAATTCTGTTTCACCGAACCAAACCGAAAAGCGCCAAAAGCGGTGCGATTCAACCTCGTTTAACGAGGGGGGGCCGCCGCGCCGTCCGCCCCTGCCTCGATTTTCCGGGGCCGCCCTCGGGGCCGTTTCGGGCCGGGCAGTGGTTCAGGTTTCGGCGGTCGGTTCCGGCGCATGGCGGCCCGATACGGCGTCAGGCTCGGGAGTTTCCCGCGCCGTTTCAGGTAGGAGTCCATGATAAGCGCGGCATAATGCGGGATCGGAACCGCGCCGGAAGCCCATAGGCCCACGGCGGGATGAGTCACGCCAAGCAACTTGGCCCATTGGTACTGAGTCAGGCCAAGCCGCGCCAAACCTCGAATGAATTGTTCCTTCGTCATACTCTGGTTTCCTCCATGGATTGGCCGAATGTTTCCACCTGCCAGCGCGAAAACGCGCCGTCCAGGTCCTTCCTCAGATCACGCGCCCGGCGCAAGGATGAAATACTGCCCTCGAGGACTTCCGCCCGGTTTGAATTGGCGCGGAACGTGTCCGCCAGGTTCAACAGGTCCGTAGTCACTTCACACGCCTTGCAGGAGCAGCCGGAGCGGGCAACACCATCCCGCGCCATACCGTCCGCGCCCATATGGCAGCCCAGAACAGCACCGGCCCGGTGCGGGAACCTCTTGCCGTAAAGGTCCACCGTTGCCGGGCAGCGACAAAGGGGCTTTTTCGCCTTCCGGGGCCGCGAGGGCTTTGCCTTGCCCGCGCCGCCATTTTTACCGGTCAGCCGATCAGCTTTCCCGCGTCATTCGTCCATGGGCCGGGCATGGGGTCCACCAGCGCCGCAATCGCTTCCCGGATGGTCTGTTCGTGCCGCCTCGAGTAAATCCAGCCGCCGCGTTGCGGTTGCGTTGCCGCCTTGCCAATTTTCGCCCGGATGGCCTCGGCCTGTTCCGGCGTGATGCCTTTAACAACCAGCCCTTTTTCCGAGTAGCATTCAATTTGAATCATGGTATAATGCTCCTGTTAATCCCTCTCAGGGTTAGCAACAGGCCCGGAACGCCTTGCAGGGTGTCCGGGCCGTCCTTTTTCGTTGAGTGTGTTCCGGCGCCAGGTTATCCAGCGCCGGGGATGATGGTTTCAGGCGGCCTTTGCCATTTGACCGGCCTTTAGAATTGCATCGGCAGCGGTAAAAATGCGCCGGGCGTTCTTTTCAGGGATGGCATTGCCAGCACCCCACCAGCTTTGAATATAAGCGCGGCAAGACTCTTGCCCATTCAGGCCCAGGGATTCCAAGCACAAAAGCGCCACGGCTTCCGCTTCCATTTCCTTTTCGTTTTTCGGCAGTACTTCCGCATCTGACATAATGCCTTGCTCAGTGTGGCCTAAAACGATATGCGCCAGTTCGTGAAACGTGGTCTTTTCCGGTAGCGGGTTCAGCGGGGAAACGGCAATTTCCCGCTTCATGGTGGCATATCCAAGGCAATTGCCGTTGACATGCTCAAACGGCACTTCTTGCACTTTCAGGGCTTCCAGGGCTTGCGCTTTGTTCCATCCCGGCACTTGCACGGGCGGCACTTCTTCCCCTTCCGTTTGAGACAGTACGAACCAGCGATTTTTCAAAATGAAAACCGTTTTCATCAGGCTCGTTTCCCCGCCGTCCGTTTCGATAATAACGCTTTTATCCTTCACGGTGACAGGCATAACAAGGGCAATCGCTTTTTCACCCTTCTTCACGCTTCGCCCTTTGTCCTTCCACGCCGGAAAGGTGGCAATGGGGCCGGGCTGAATGCCACGGCCAAAGCATTGCAACATGGCGAGCATTTGATTCCCGGTGCTGTAATTGTGAAAAGCCCTGTAAGCGGTATTAAGCATTCCCGGCTTTGTCACGGCTTCCCGGAGCATTTCAGCCCAGCGGGGATTGGAAGCAACTTGGCTCATTTCTTTTCTCCTCTCAGGGTTTACTTCTCAGCGGTTGCAGCCGCTATCTATCCACATATTAAGATATACACTTACCCATGTCAAGCATTTTCTTTCCCTCTTATATCAATCACTTACTAACTATTTTTTCATCACGTCCTCATAACCCTATGGCATTTCCTCTTTCTATATACTAGAATTAAGGCAGGCGGGAGGGGCAGGGGGGAAAGATAGTACGCAGTACAAAGCAGTTCTCTGATCTATCAAGGCGCATCCTGATGACCTCGAAACCGAAACCTCTGCAACATACTGCAAAGACCAGTACAGGTAAAGACTCTTCCGAAATGCGCCAGGCTTGGATAGCCGAGTATATCGCCACTGGTGACAGGATCACAGCAGCCGCTCACGCAGGATACAAGCGCCCAGCCCGTGCAGCTCGCAAGCTAGAATACGAAATGCGCGACCAGGTGCGAGAAGCCATGGAAACAGCCTATGCAGCCTACGCGCCAGCAGCCCTAAATGTTATAGTCCAACTAATGCAGACAGCAGAATCCGAGCAAGTGCGCCTCAAAGCCGCTCAGGACGTGCTCTCCCGCCTCACACCCAATCAGACACCCACGCCAGAAGGCCCGATTGACATCAAGGCGATGGCCGCTCAACTCATCCAGCGAGTAGGGTATGAGATTGCCCACATGCTACTTCCTGATCTGCCAGTGATCGTAGGGAGTAGCAGCCCTGACAATGGTTCCGCCTCGCCCCACACGCCCGCGCCAGAACTTCCGCAGCCGCTTTCCTAACCACGCCCGAGCCGCCGCCAGCCCTTCCACCATGCCTCGCGCCTGGCGCATGGCACCTCATGGCACTATCTAGCATGTGCCGATTGCAAGTCATTGTCTTATCGCGTAATAATATACTCAGCGACAGACTGCCACTCTGTCACCGGTAATTCGTCCGCAGGTTTCGACCCGGCGAAAATCCAGGCAGAGGGGTGGCCCCAAAAAAACGCGGCGCGGGTTCGTCTCCGCCCTTCAACCCCTCCACCGGGGGGTAATTTTAACTTTGGAGAACCATGAAGAAAAAATTTTGGGGGCTGGGTTACAACGCGAGCCAACCGCAGGGGCCTGTGGAGGGGCGTGGTGGGAAGCATTATCAGGGGCCGTGTAGTGAGTGCAGATTTTTCGGGAAGGTTTCGGAGGGGATGGGGCGTGGTCCATGCCAGCGGTATCCGGAGGAAGTGATGAAGACGCCGGAGAACACTTGCGGAGAATTTTTGAGCCGGGTGGGTGGATGAGCAAGCAGCCCGCGATGCCGAAGCTGACGCCGGAGGGTGCGGCGGAAGTGATGCAGATGACTCGCAAGTTGCAGGATCATTTGCGGGTGAATCGTCTGTTGACCTACAAGCCTTATGCGTATCAGCGGGAGGTTCATCGGGCGCGGGATGCTGCGGGGGATTGGGCGTATGAGCGGTTGTTGATGGCGGGGAACCAGGTGGGCAAGACGTTGAGCGGTGCGGCGGAGTCGGCGTTTCACGCCACGGGTGAATATCCGGATTGGTGGGTGGGGTTCCGGTTTGAAAAGCCCACGATGATTTGGGTGGGGGGGCAGAACAACGACAAGGTGCGGGACATTGCTCAGAAGCAGTTGTTGGGGGACCCGCATGATGATGGCGCGGCGGGCACGGGTTGGATTCCACGGGACCGGATAGGCAAGAGGGTGCGGAAGCCAGGGATACCGGATGCGTTGGAATCTGTGTTGGTGCGGCACAAGTCGGGGCACAACGTCACGGTGAAGTTCAAGAGTTACGATGCGGGCAAGGCGGACTGGATGGGAGAGCCGGTGGATTTCACTTGGCTGGACGAGGAACCGCCGCCGGACATTTACTCACAGGCGTTGGCGCGTGGGATCAAGACGCGTGGGGCGATTCTGATGACGTTCACCCCGGAGAACGGGGCCACGGGGGTTGTGCTGTCCTTCATGAACAATCTGTTGCCTGGGCAGGCGTTGTACCGCGCCGGGTGGGACGATGCGCCGCACTTGGACGGGGCGGACAAGGATCGGTTGTGGGCGGCGATTCCGCCGCATGAGCGGGAAATGCGGAAGTACGGGCACCCCGTGCTGGGTTCCGGGCTGGTGTATCCCGTGCCGGATGATGTGTTCACGGTGGAGCCTTTCAAGGTTCCGGCGCATTGGTCGCGCCTTGCCGCGATGGATTTCGGATGGGATCACCCCACGGCCATTGTCTGGCTGGCGTATGACCGCGAGAACGACCTGGTTTATCTCTATGACGCGCACAAGGCCCGCAATCAGACGCCGCCCTATCATGCCGCCGCGATCAAGGGGCGGGGGGAGTGGATTCCCATGGCATGGCCGCGTGACGCGCTGCAAAGTCGCGACGGCAACAATCTCGCCATGCAGTACCGGAAATTGGGCGTGAACATGCTGGCCCAGCCGTTCGAGAACCAGGGCGGCGGCCACGCCGTGGAGCCTGGAATCATGGAGGTGTTGACGCGCCTTCAGACCGGGCGGCTCAAGGTGTTTTCGCACCTGCATGAATGGTTCGAGGAAAAGCGCACCTATCACCGCATCGAGGGCAAGTTGGCGAAGACCGGGGATGACTTGATGGACGCCACCCGGTACGCGGTGATGAGTCTGCGCCACGCAAATGTTTTGACCTTCGACCCGCGCCCCAGCACCTACGGGCGCGACTATGATCCGTTCACGCGTCAGGCGGGTCACGATCCATTATTCGCGGGAGGTTGAGCCATGGGCTATGCACAGGACGTATGGAATAAGACGAAAAAGGGGGCGAAGAAGGCGGAAAAGGCGGTGGCGAAGACCGCCAAAAAAACCGGCGTCACAAAGTCCGGGCTGACAAATGCCGCGAAGCGCACGAGTACCGATTTTGGGGACTTCGCGGAAGGCATGGCGGGGGACCTGCTGGGAAAGGGCATTGACGATCAGTTCAAGCGGTTGGTGGACAAATTGGGGATCAGCGGCCTGGACGACTGGTGGAAGAACCTGGACGACCAACTGAAGCAGCTGATTAACGAAGGCCCGGAGAATATCATTGATGATGCAATCGAGGACCTCCTGCCGGGTGCCGGCCAGCCGAGCGACCCGCCGAGCGGCCAGCCGAGCAGTACCACGGATTTGAAGTATCTCTCGGATTTCCTGCTCCGGCGCGGACGCCGCGCCCTAATGCTCACGGGCGGGGTCAATACCGGCAGCAACAAAACCACTCTCACCGGGGCATGAAATGGAAGAACGCGTGAATGCGCTGGTGAAGGAACTGGAACACCTCAAGGCCATCCGAAGTCCTTGGGAAAAGGATTGGCGGACCATCGGCGATCTGGTGTTGTCGCGCCGGTCGGGCGGGTTCAGCGATCCGTCCATCAACAATGGCCCACGGAACGGCACCACGCGGTACGACAGCACGGCCAACCGCGCCCTTGGGATTTTCTCGGCGGGACTTCACAGTTCCCTGACTTCGCCCGCGTTCTATTGGTTTGACCTGGAACCGCCCGAAGAACTCAAGTTGGATCACGATGTGGCGCTCTGGATTGATACCGCCGTCAACATCATGCACGCGGCCATGAACGACCCAGCCGCGCAGTTCCACAGCGCGGCCAACGAGTTTTACCACGACCTGGGGGCGTTTGGGACGGGCGTGATTACCGTGGAGGACCGGCAGACCAGCATCCTGTTCCGCTCGCACTACCTGTTCGAGTGCTATGTCGCCGAGAACGCGGATGGGCTGGTGGATACACTGTTTCGGGTGTTCAGGTGGACGGCCTATCAGATTGACCAGCAGTACGGCAGAAAGGCCGCATTGCCGAAAATCGTTGCCGAGGCGCTGCTTAACGAGCCACGGAAGCCGTTCACCGTCATCCATGTGATGCGCCCAGCGCGGGAGTTCACGCCCGGCAATCGCGGCAAGGCGTATGAGTCCATCGTGTTCATGGAGGAAGGCGGGCACGTCCTGGAAGAATCCGGCTTTGACGACCAGGCTTTTTTCGCAACGCGGTGGGATCGGGAATCCGGCGAGGTGTACGGATACGGCCCCGGCCATGTCGCCAAGCCCGACCTGCTGGCCGTGAACGCCGCCGCCAAGGACATGCTGACCGCCGTGCAAAAGGCGGTTGATCCGCCCGTGGAGGCCGAGCATGATGCCTTCGTGAACGCGGTCTCGCTCAACCCCGGATACATCACCTATCGCAAATCCGGCAGCACCGGCCCGGCCATCAGCGCCATTCACACCAACGCGGACATTCCGGCGGGAAACGACCTGATCGAACGCCGCCAAAAAGCAATCTGGCTGGCGTTTTTCGCGGACATTTTCCAAACCTTCGGCGCGGAAACGCCCGGTGGACAAAATCCATACATGACGGCCTATGAGACCCAGCAGCGCAAGGAAGAAAAGATGTTGCTGGTCGGACCCATGATTACCCGTCTGCAAACGGAATTTTTGAAGCCGGTTTTGAACCGGACGTTCAAAATCCTGCTTCGCAACGGGCGCATTCCGCCCCCGCCGGATGTGCTGACCCAGAACGGCAAACTGCGCGTCAATTTCACCGGCCCGCTCTCGCAAGCCTTGCGCGTCTCGCCCATGAACAATGTGCAACGCTGGATCGGCGGACTCATACCGCTGGCCGACCGCGAGCCCGGCGTCATGGATGTGCTGGATTCCGAAGCCTATGGACGCCAGACGGCGGAATGGCACAATGTCGCGGCGAGCGTGGTGCGTTCGCCGGAGAAGGTCGCAAAAATCCGCACCGATCGCACGGCGCTTCAGCAGCAGCAATTCGCGCTTCAAGCCGATGCGTCACTGGCCTCGTCCATGAAAGATGCCAGCGTGGCCGCTAAAAATCAGGGGATGGCCTGATGAACATTCTGAAACGAAACCGCCGCGCCCTCCGGCTGGTCAAAGCCTATGACCAAGTTTTCTCCACGCCGGACGGGCGCGAAGTGCTGGAAGACCTGGCGCACAAGTTCTGGCTGACGGCCACGGGGCACATCCCCGGCGACACACACACCACGGCGTTCAACGAGGGCCAGCGGAGCGTGGTGCTGCATATCCTGCAAGCCCTTCGCACCGACACGGCCCGGATCATCACCACCATTCAGGGAGCGGAAGCCAATGTCCGAAGCGAACTCACAGACTAGCACCACAACCGCCGCCGCGCCCGCCACTTCGGCCCAGAATGCCGCGGCCACTCAAACGCCTTCCTGGCTCGACTCGTTGCCGGAGGATTTGCGGAGCGAGGCGTCACTCGCCAATTTCGCCAAGGCGGAAAACCCCACGCGGGAACTGGCGCGATCCTTCGTCTCCACGAAGAAACTCCTGGGCCACCCGCCGGAACACATCATCAAGTTGCCTTCGGACTCCGACCTGAAGTCCGAGGCGTGGTCGGGCAAGGGCGGGATTTTCGACCGGCTGGGCCGCCCGGAATCGCCGGAAAAATACGCGCTGAGTTTGCCAGAGGGCGTGGATGAAACCGTGGTTCCGGCGGAGTTCCAGGAGACATTCAAGAAGACCGCGCACAGCGCCGGACTCAACGCCGCCCAGGCGCAGATGATTCTTGAAACCATCGCCGCCACCACCGCCGCGAGCCAAAAGGCGGAGTTGGAAAATGTCGGCAATGAAATCAAGCAGGGCCTTGAATCTCTCCGCAAGGAATGGGGCACGGCGTTCGAGCAACGCAAGGTTCTGGCGGATCGCGTTCTGCGGGAGCATGGCGACAACGATTTGGCCGCCCTGCTTTCCACCACCGGACTCGCCCAGCACCCCTCCATTCTGCGGCTTCTCGGCAACGTGGGGGCGCAATACCTGGCGGAAGGCCGCGTTCCGGCGGCGAGCGGCTCAAGTTCTGACGGCAGCCTGACCCCGAGCATGGCGAAGGCCGAGCATGGAAAACTCCTGACCGACCAGAACTTCATGAAGGCGTACATGGACTACACCCACCCCGGCCACGCCGAAGCCGTGACGCGCATGAACAACCTGTTCAAGCAAATGCACCCTGAAAGCAGGTAACAAAGTGCTTGCTTTTGCATTTTAGTGGTGTTAGTAATTAAATTGAATGGGCTACCGGTGCAGTTTATTGCCGATCCATTCGGACCCGCCGACCGGGGGCGCTAAACCCGCAGGAAGGAATCCGCGCTTTGCGGGCTACTCCAACCGAAACGTGAAAATCCGTTCGATTTTTCAACCGTTTCGCGGAGATAGCCCGCCATGTCCCAGCAAATTACCACCGCATTCGTCCAGCAATACGGCTCCAACGTCCAACATCTCGCGCAACAGATGGCCTCGCGCCTTCGGAATTGCGTGGAGGTGGAAACCGGACTCCGGGGCAAGGCCGCCTATTTTGACCAGATTGGCAAAAAGACGGCGCAGAAGATCACCAGCCGCCACGGCGATTCGCCGATCAATGACACCCCTCATGCCCGCCGCCGCGTGACGCCCGTGGGCTACGAGGACGGCGACATGATTGACGACTTCGACAAGCTGCAAACCCTGATTGACCCGTCCAGCGACTATGTGCGTTCCAGCGCCGCCGCCCATGGCCGCGCCATTGACGTGGAAATCAACCTGGCTGCGCTTGGCACCGCGTACACGGGCGAGGACGGCTCGACCACGGTGGCCCTGCCCGCCTCGCAAAAGGTCGCGGTCGGCACCACGAAGTTCGGCGGCGCGGCCACGGGGCTTTCCGTGGCGAAACTCATCGAGGCCCGTCACATCCTGGGCTACGGCGAGGGCGACAACTACGACACGGGCGGAGCCAAGCTTTACATCGCCTGTTCGCAAGGGGAAATCTCGGCCCTGCTCACCGACTCCAAGGTGCAATCGCGGGACTACAACACGGTTCAAGCCCTGGTCGCCGGTGAAGTGGATCAGTTCATGGGCTTCAAGTTTGTCCGGGTGGATCGGAACATTCTGCTCAAGGACGGCAGCAACGATTACCGGATTCCCGCCTGGGAAAAGGGTGGGATCAAGCTGGGCATCTGGGCGGATTTTGTCGCCGAGGTCGCCAAGCGGCCCGACAAGAAATTCAACTGGTACTACTACACCAAAATGGTCATCGGCGCGACGCGGATGCAGGAAGAAAAGGTGGTGGAAATCGCCTGCACCCCGGTCCCCTGATTCCAGGTGAACTGAACTGACCCCCCGTGGGCGCGTTGAACCGCCCACGGGTCCCACAACCGCCTTTGACGGAGCCGCACCATGGCAAACACATTTTCGACCCAGCGGGCCAAACTGAACACGCTCCCGCTCACCCTGACGGACGGAAACCGGGAGTTCGATTCCCGCGTGAAGGTGAACCTGGACGTCATTCCCTACGCCGCGCAAGCCGCTGCGGACACCATCACCTGCCAATCGCTGCCCAAGGGCGCGACACCGGTGGCGTTCATCCTGAACACTTCGGACACCACGGGCACCGCCACCCTGGCGATTGGCGATGGCACCACGCCGACCTATTTTTCCGGCGCGGGCGCGGTGCTGACAACTCCGGACACCCCGACCCACCGGCTGAAAACTTCTGTGGCGGGCACGAAACTCACGGCGGAAACCCCCGTGGTGATTACCGTGGGTGTTGCGCCCCTGCCCTCCGCTGGCGCGGGGAAACAACTGGTTGTCCACACGCTCTACACCCTGGACTAAACCCCAGGGCGGCACAGCGGCAAACACGCCGGGCCTAGGCAAGCCCGGCATTTTCTCCCCTGGCGTGGAACATGGCCGCGACAGAAACCGAACTCTGCAATGAAGCCCTGGCATTCCTGGGGGCGAACCTCATTGCCAGCCTCGCGGACGCAACGGACGAGGCGCGGCGGTGCAAACAGCTTTACCCCGGCGTGAGGGACGCGGTGTTGCGCCAGCATCCATGGCGCTGCGCCATTGTCCGCGTTTCCCTGGCCCTGGACGCCACCGCCCCGGTGTACGGCTGGGCCAACAAGTTCCGGCTTCCGGCGGATTACCTGCGCCTTCTCGAAGTGCAGGACGACACGGAGCATCAGGTCGAGGGGAATTTCGTTCTTTCCGATGCGGCCACGCTGAACGTCCGGTATATCCGCCGGATCACGAACACCACGGAATTTGACGCACTGCTTTCAAAGGCCATCGGCTACCGGCTCGCCGCCGACCTGGCCTCGAGCCTCACCGGACTGGATACGAAGCTGAAAGCGGCCTTGACGCTGTATTCCGATGCGATCACCGAGGCCCGCGCCGTGAACCTCATGGAAGGCTCGCCGCTCACGATGCCCGAGGGGTCGTGGGTTGAAAACGTGCGTAATGGATGACGAGGGGAAACGATGCGCCAGCGCGTCTTGCTGACCAATTTTTCGGGCGGAGAAATCAGCCCGGCGCTTGCGGGGCGGCTCGATCAGCCGCAAATCCGCAATGGTTGCATCGTCCTGGAAAACTTCCTTATCACGCCCACGGGCGGCGTGATCCGGCGTCCCGGCACCTACAATGCCTCCCCCAACATCGTTCAGGTGCAATCGCGGCTCGTGCCTTTCATTTACGGAGAGGATGACGCCCTGGTGCTGGCCTTCAGCGCGGGCGCGATCACCTTTTTCGGCGGCAACGGCCAGATCATCGGGGACGACGCCCAGCCGCTCACTGTGCGGACCTCCTACACATGGCAGCAGGTGACGGAACTCGGCTTCACGCAAATGGCCGATGCCTTGTTCATGTTTCATCCGGATATTCACCCCCTCGTGTTGCAGCGCGTGGAAGCCAAGGTCTGGCGGATCACCCCCTACGATTTTCAGGACGGCCCTTACGACACCGCCAACGTCAATCCGCTGCTGACCTACACGCCCTCGGCCCTGACGGGTCCGCCGCTGTCCTACACATGGGTGGAGCGCACGAACCCCAAGAATTTCCGGCTCAACGCCATTGAATGCACGGATTTCAAGGCGATGGCCGTTGGCGAAGCCGATGGTGTGGACGCCTATATCGTCCACACCTCGGATGGCGTCACGTTCAACGAAGTCACAAACCCCAAGAATTTCGCGCTCAAGGATATTGACCGCACGGATTCATACACGGACGATTCGTTTTTCGCCGTTGGCGAAGCCGATGGGGTGGATGCCTATATTGTCTCCGGGACATCGGCGAGCATGGGCACGGAATGGCCGAACCCGAAGAACATCACCCTGAACACCTGCGCCCTGGGCCTTCCGAAATACGGGAGCATCACCCGCGAAACCTGGCTCGCCGCTGGGGAATTGGACGGCTCGCGGGCCTATATCGTGGGCAAGGTGAACGGGATTCATGTCGGGAATTTTTATCAGGACCTCGGCACGGTCATTCCGGACCCGGTCACGGCGTTGATCTATGCCGGAGTAACCGGGATCGGCTTTGTGGCGCTCGCGGGCGGCAAGGTGTACGCCTCCACGGCCATCGCGGCAACGGCAACCACGTTCACGATCACCTGGGCCGAGAAGGCCACCATCAGCCTGAAGAAAATAAAATATGCGCGGGGCGAGTTCTACGCGCTGGGTACCGATAACAAAATGTATGTCAGCCATGACTTGGCGCATTGGCACGGCTACGCCCTTCCGGCGGATGTGAACAGCCTCAATTCCATCACCATGAGCCACGGCAACCGGTTCAAACTTGGATCGTACAGCTACAACCACGATCCAGCGGAGCCGAGCCTGTTCATCGGGGTTGGCAATTCGTGGATGTCCGGACAGACCATCATCGCCGGACTGTCCATCACAGCCGCGAAGCGGACATATGTGGAAACGCCGAAGCTGATTCATTTGTACGATGCGGCCTGTCTGGATAGGTCCATCATCGCCGTTGGCGCGGCGGACGGCATTGACGCCATGATTGTCAGCGCGACCAGCGATGTGCAAATCACCTTCTCCAAGGAATCGCTCAGAAATGGTTTGATCGCCGGGAACATCCTGCGGATGCGGATCACCGCCGATCCGGTGAACAAATGGGGCTGGGGCCGCATGGTGCGCCATGCCAATAACACATGGGGAATGCTCATGGGCCGGGCGCTCACGGGCACACTGGCGGCGATCACGGAATGGCGCATCGGCTCGTGGCGCGTGGGCGGTTCATGGTTCGTGAATCATGGCGTGAACCTGTTCCCGCGCCGGGGCGCGTTCTTCCAGCAGCGGCTTTCTCTCGGCGGCGTTCCCTCCGAACCTGATTCCATTTGGCTTTCGGAAACGGGAGATTATTTCAGCCACAAGCCAACCGAGGCGGACGGGATTCCCGTGGCCTCCAATGCGATTGACGTTGGCGCGGCGTTTGAACAAGTGCATTCCACGAACTGGTTTCACGCCATGCGGGAATCGCTGGTGTCCGGCACGTCTGGCGGCCTCGTGGCGCTTTCTGGCGGCCCGGACGCGGGCGTGACTCCCGCATCCATTTCCCTGCAATCCGTTGTCTCATACCGCGCGGCGGATGTGCCGCCCCAGCGGTTCGGGCGCGGGATCATCATGGTTCAACAGGCCCGGCGCATTTTGAGGGACGTGATCTTCTCGCAGGACGCGGACGCCATGAACGCCTCGAATCTGACCCTCCTGGCCGACCACATCACGGAATCCGGCGTGACGGCCCTGGCCGTGATGGAAACGCCCTACCCGATCATCTGGGCGCTGCGGGCGGATGGCATACTGCTTTCGCTCACGCTGGATCGCGGCACGGAAATCCGAGCGTGGTCGCGGCACATCCTGGGCGGCAATTACCTGGGCGGCGCTCCATTGGTGGAATCCATTTGCGTCATCCCAACCGCCACTCACGATCAACTCTGGATGCTGGTGAAGCGAACCAACGGTTCCGGCGCAACGGTCCGCACCGTGGAATTTCTCACGCCGTTCTTCGATTCGGACACCAGCACCGATGCCCTGTTCATGGATCAATCCCTGGAATATCTGGGAGCGCCCGCCACCGTCATCAGCGGCCTTGGATCGCTGGCGCTGCAAACCGCAAGCATCCTCGCCGATGGCGCTTGTGTCCCGGATCAGCAGGTCACTGCTGGCGGGCAGATCACCTTGCAGAAAGCCGCTTCCGTGGTGGCCGTGGGGCTGCATCGGGAATCCGTGTTGGAATCCACGCGCCTTGAAGCCCCCACGGGCGAGACCATCCAGGGATTGAAAGCCAGGCCGTTCAAGGCGTTCATCCGCCGTTACCGGAGCCTGGGAGGCAAGGCGGGTCCGCCCGGAAACGAAACGCGGCTCAACACGCAGCAGGAGGTTTATGGCTCGCCGCCGCCGCTGCATACCGGCGACATTCCGTTGCAATACCCCGGCGGGTTCACCAGTGCGCCGACCGTCAGAATCGTCCAGGATCAGCCCTTGCCCATGACCATCGCCGGGGTCGTGGTCGAGTTTGAACAGGGAGCGGGATAACGATGGCCTACACGGAAGGAGCCGGATATTCGCCAGGAACCGCGCAGAAAAGCGGCGTCGGCATGTTCGGGAAAAGCCTTCTTATCGGGGGCGGGCTTCTGAATGCCTACGCCAATTATCAGGCGGGGCTTGCGGAAAAGGACGCGCATTACTCCAACGCGGCGGCCTTGGAGCGCGAGGCGAAATACCGGGAAGAGCGGGGGAAATTTGACGAGGAACAGGCCCGCAAGGCCGGAGAGCAATATCTTGGCACCATGCTCGCTTCCAGCGGCGCCTTTGGCGTGGACGTGTCCCAGGGTTCTCCCCTGGAAATGCTGGTGGCGCAACACGCGCAAAACACCTTGGAGCAAGAGACCATCCGCCACAACGCGGAGGTCGAGGCGTCCATGATGCGGCAACAAGCCGCCGCCGAACGCGAAGCCGCAAAAGCCGCCGAAAAGGCGGGCAAGTATGGTGCGGTCGGTTCGCTTCTTCAAACCGCTGCAACCCTGGCGCTGCTATGACCGAAATCCAACTGGCGCAAACAGGCCCCAGCGTTCCAAGCGGGGCGCGAAAGGACCCCGGAGCCTTGGCGAAACCCTGGTCAGCCCTGGCAAACCTCGGCTCCACCGTGGGCGGGATCGGCTTGCGTGTGCTCGAGGCCCAGCGGCAATCGGCGCTAAACCAGGCCCGCATGGTCTATCGCAAGCAAACCCTGGACTACATGGAGAAGGCCAGCACCGAGCCGGACCATGCCGTGATCCGCGCCGGGTGGGATGAATTGGTGGGCAGATTGCTGAACGAAATCCCGAAGCAGTTTGCCGGAGGTGATGAAAACCTGAAGGAAAATTTCGCCAACGAACTTAACGGCATGGCGATTGAGGACGGCCACAAGGTGCGGATGCTGGCCTTCCGCAAGGAGGCGGAAACGGCCAACGCCGCGCTCATGGGGGCCTTGGACGGGGAAGCCCGCGCCGCGCATCTTGCGCCGACAGAAGCCGCCGTGGACGCCTACAAGGCGAGAATGATCGAAATGATTGACGGCAACGTAGCCAGCGGGTGGAGCACGCCGGAACAGGGCATGGCCGAAAAACTGCGCCGCTTCGCATCCCTGGACGAAGGGCGCGTGTTGGAGGCGATCAACCGCGATCCGTTCATTGCCGAAAAACTGCTGACGGAAGTGAAGGACGGCGCTTACACGCAATTCAAGCATTTGCAGCCGGATGACCGGGAACGGCAAATAGACCGCGCCCGCTCCGAGCAAAAGGGACTCGCGGCGGAGCAGGCCCGCCGAATCGGAGAAATCCGGCCATTGATCCATGACCTGCAACAGAATGACATGGAAAACATCGCCAATTTTGGCACTGGCATAAAACACGAAGGCCAGGATGTATCGGTGTTTTTCAAGAAAGTCATGAAGCCGGTGGAATACGAGGTTTGGGCGAAGGGGCGGAAATACATGCAGGACGGTTACGGCATTCTTCAGCAAATGAAGGCGCTGCCGCCCAGCCAATGGGGGGCGCTCCGCGACACGCTGACACCGCAAGAAGGCGACCCGGACGCCTTTCAGAAAAACCAGGTGCTTGATCGTGTGGACAAGATTGGAACGGCTTGGCTGAAACAATTGCAGGAGGACCCTGCTGGTTTCGTGGAATCCGTATCGCCCTCACCGCCGGGCATGAGCGCCGCGGACGCGCCTCCGGGCGTGTTGTATCAGCGCCGGATGGTGCAACAGCAATCCCGAGGCATTGAAAACCCAAGGCCGCTCACCGAGGCCGAGGCCGAAGGCGAAGTGCGGAACTTCGAGAAGAACAACTCGGAACAGCGCCAGGGCCGGGTACTGCAATGGATGGGCATGGTGGGCGGCGGCAAACCCTCCATGTTCGGGGCGTACAAGAAAGAGGCCATCGGCCAACTCCTGGCGGCGGGGCTGAAATATGACGCTCTGGCGACAACCTACGCCTCGGCGGAAGGGGCGAAACTGCTTGCCACGAATTACGACACGCCCACCGCCGACCTGAAAAAGAACGTGGACGATGCCACCGGAGTCGAGAAGGAAGCCATGCGGCAGTTTGAGACATTGAACCGGGCCTTGCCGCCGAATGTGCCCGCGCAAACCTCTGGACTGCGCGAAACCCTGACGCGGCTTGCGTTGATCTACAAGGGCCTCGGGAACAGCGACCCGGTCAAGGCCGCCTATACGGCATTGATCGGCCAGAATTACGACATCATCAGCGGCAAGGATCACGACATGCTGGTGCCCAAGGCGTACCGCGCCAACAACGCGGACATTGGCGATTACGCCGAGTGGAAGAAGGACAACCCGGAAACCCTGGGCGCGTACAAGGGGCAGGCGGCTTTCCCCGATGCGGGTTTTCACGCGCAAATCCGTGACACGGGGGAATGGATCGCCAATGAGAATTTGGATGGGGCGAATTTGTACTACCGCCCGGACGCGAGCGGTTCCATGATTCCCGTGGTGACGCCGGACGGCAAGCCCATCGGATTCAAGTACGCGGAAGCGGCCACCTGGAAAGAAGCCATGCGGAAGAAAGAGCGGCAAACGCCCATTCCCGCCTTCGCGGAGGTCACGCCATGACTTTTCTCATGCAGCCGGAAATTTCACGCCGGGAAATTGAAACCCAAGGGGAACGCTGGAAACCGGGATGGTGGGACACCGCCGCCACGGCGGCCAGGGAATCGCTGCATCGCATCGGTCCGGCATTGATCGGCGAGGCATGGATGGGGCGGCCCGAGATTGGGAACCGGCTTGCCGAGGACCCGCGTGACGCATTCCGGGACAAGGAGTGGACGGCGGAGAATGCCGGAGAAAACGGCACACTGACCGAAGCGGCATGGAAGGACACCCCGCATTACCGCCAGGGCATCCGGTATTTTCCCGGCATGACGGACGCTCACGCGGAAGCCCTGGCGGCCCGGTATGACCAGCGCCAGAACGCCGCCTTGTTTGCCGAGCGCGGGCCGGGCGGCGCAACCCTGGCCGGTGGCTTCCTCGGGAGCATCCCCGACCCGTTGAATTTCATCCCGTACCTTGGACCCGCCGCAAAGGCGGCGGCGGTGGCGCGGTTCGGTAAATTCGGCGGTGGCATGGCCTTGGCCGCCGCTGATGCAACGATTGGCGAGGCGGTGATTCAACCCCTGCTGGCGGCGGAGGCCACCCGCTTCGGCGACAGTTACGATTGGCGCATGGCCGTGCAATCCATGAGTTTCGCGGCGCTGACGGGTTTGGGCTTCGGGGCCATTGGCGGCTATGTGGCGCGGCTGGGTGAAAACCGGAAAGCACGGGCGCTTGTCAAGGCGGCTTCTGACATCGAGGCCGGGAAGCCGGTGGATGTGGGCGACACGCTGGGCCGCAAGAGCGCCGCGCCCACCCGGCTCGCGGAAATTCCCGCCGAAGTGACCGAGGCGCTCGCCACGCCAGTCCACCGGCGCACGGAAGGCCAGCGGGCGGCCCTGGACGGCTTGGACATCCGGCCCGAGACGGAACGGGCGGCGCGGATCGCCGCGAAACCCGCCGAGGCCAGGACGCCCGCCGATGCGGCGTTCCTCAAGGCGCATGAGGATGGCACCCTGCCCGAATATCTGCGGGGACTCGCCAAGCAGGGAGATCCAAAAAACGCGCCCTATCTGGAATCCCGCGCCGCAGAATGGGAACACGGCAAGGCCCCGGTTCACCTCGCGGCGGGCAGCGAACCGCCCCCGCACGTTACCAGCGAGCCGATCAAGCCGACCACGCCCGGAAACATCGGGGAAGTTCCCGAACCGGATATGACGATGGTGGAGGCCCGCGTGAAGGAAATGCGTGACTCCGAAGCGTTGTCCTCCGAGGATTTGCGGGCGCTGGATGATGTGAAGGCCGAACAGGCGGCGGCCCTTGACCGTGGCAACGGCTGGCTTGATGCCGCGAAATGTCTCTTGGGAGGCGTCCGATGAACGAGAATTGCGCGGCGAGAATCCGGGAACTCCACGGGCTGTCCGAGGCGGATGCCCGCGAAATCGTGACGGCGCTGGAAGGCCAGATCGAGGCCAACCGGGCGCGGGCGGGTCAAGTTCCCCTGAGCGAGGCGACTCTGCGGTTTGCCCAGGAAAAGGCCGAGTTGCACCAACGGGCCGCCGAGGCCGCCGCCCGCCGCGTGAAAATCGCGCTGGTGCGGGAAGCGGATGCGGCGAAACTCATTGACCAAACCGCCACGGCCTATGCCAAGGGCGGAGTTGAATCGAAAATAAAGGAGGCTTGGGATTTTATCGGCTTCCGCCGCCTGTACGGTTCGCCGGGAAAACGCTCGAATGCGTTCAAGGCGCTGGATGCGTTCCTGGTGGGACGCGAGGGCAAGGCCGCCAATCTCGGCTATTCGGTGGATGCGCGGATCAAGGAATACGCGGCGCGGGTGATGGGCGCGTTGACGGACGACCTGGAAAAAGTCAGCCCGAAAATCGGCAAGGTGGCGAACGACAAACGCTTCAATCTGAACCTGGCGCGGGAAATGGAGGCGATGGCTGACAGACCCGTGACCGGCGATGAACTGGCGCACGAAGTGGCGAAGGTGTTGGACGAACACAAGGAGTGGCTCCGGCTCGCGGCAAATAAGGAAGGGGCGGACATTTCCCGCGAGGCCGCGCATGTGATGATGCAGAACCACAATTCGGAGCGGATTTTGCTGGCGGGTCTGGACAAATGGCGGGCGGAAATCCTGCCGCTGCTGGATCACGCCAGGACGTTTCCCGAGGGGACGGACGCCGAGGGCATGTTGGAGCGCATTTACACGAATATCGTGGGCGGTGTGCGCGGCGACAAGGGCGGCAAGGTGACGCCGAAGGACGTGGCGGGCCGCATGAGCCATTCGCGGGTGCTGCATTTCAAATCCGCCGATGCCTGGTTCACCTACAATGAGCGGTTCGGATCGTCCGATGTGCTGCCAGGAATCGTGCGGCGGATGGAAGTGAACGCCCGGAACGTGGCGCTGATGCAAGCCTTGGGGCCGGACCCCGGCGCGGGCTTCAACCGCCTGTTGAAGCGGCAACAAAAACTTTCCGTGGGGGACGAGCAACCCATGGACGCGGAGGAAGTCAACGCACTGGTGAGCCGGTTCAAGGCCGTGAGCGGAGAAATGGATATTCCCGCCGTGCCGAAGCTGGCGCATTTCGCCCAAGGTCTGCGGAACCTGGCGGGGATGGCGAAACTCGGCATGGCGGTCATCAACAGTTTCAACGATGTGGTGACGAGCGCCGGGAACGCCCGGTACAACGGCAAGGGCTTCCTATCCTCCTACGCGGACACCTTCAAATACGCCATACAAGGGCGGACGGTCGAGGAACAACGGAAAATCGCGCGGCAATTGGGGCTATTCGCGGATTCCGTTCTGGGAGACGCGGCGCGGCGCTTCCACGCCGTGGACGGGGTTCCCGGCGCGTTGTCGCGCATGACGCGCACCTATTTCAAATGGAACGGGCTGGATTGGTGGACGGAGACGTTCAAGCGGGCGCACGGGCTTTTGTTGAGCAACCACCTCGCCGACCATGCCGGACTGGCGTTCAAGGAATTGCCCGAGGCGATGCGGAACAGCCTGGAACATTACGGCATTGGCTCCGGGGCCTGGGATCACATCCGGGGCGGGGTGGAAACGGTCGGGGACAACACCTTCATCAACCCGGAAGTGATTGCGAACGCGGACGCGGCGAACCGGCTGCGGATGTTTTTTGTCCAGGAAGTGGATTACGCCGTGATCCACCCCGGCGCTCGGGAAAAATCAATGCTGCTGGGCGGAACGCAGGTGGGGACCTGGAGCGGAGAAATTGCGCGAACCGTGGCGCAGTTCAAGAGTTTCCCGATGGCGATGATGACCAAGGCGGGCTGGCGTTCCGCGCAGGCGGGGCCGGGCGCGATGTTCCATCTCATCCTCGCCTCAACGGCCTTCGGCTACCTTTCGCAAACGGCGGGGGACTTCATAAAGGGCAGGACCCAGCGCGATCCGTTGGACTACCGCACATTCGTTTCCGCGTTCACGCGCGGCGGCGGGGCCGGATTCCTGGGGGATATGGTGTTCGGAAACTTCACACAAGGGCGCGGCTTGCTGGAATACGCCGCTGGCCCGGTGCTGGGCAACCTGAACGAATTGGCAACGGTTTACAGCGCGGCGATGCGCGGCGATGACGCCAAGGCCAAGGCGTTCCGGCTGGTCGTGGACAACCTGCCGTTTTCAAATATCTGGTGGGGGCGCACGGCGGCGAACTATCTGCTGATTCACCACCTGCAAGAAGCGATGAATCCGGGTTATCTGAGGCGCATGGAACAGACGATCCGGCGTGAAACCGGGCAGGAGTATTGGCTGCCCCCAACCAGCATCATTCGCCACGGAGGCGGATTCCGATGATCGGCACAACGACACCCAAGGCGCAGTACACGGGCAACGGAGCCGCCACGGGCTTTTCCACCGTGTTCACGTTTCCCACGAACGCCGAGGTCACGGTACGCACCTACGACCCCGCCACGGGCGCGGAAACGCTGTTGACCGAGGGCGTGAATTACACGCTCACGGGCGCGGGCACGGGCGCGGCGGGCACGGTCACATTCGGCACGGCTCCGGCCAGCGGCATTGAAATCACGATCCGGCGCGAAACCAAACTAAGCCAGGATTTGGACCTGGTGAACAGCGGGGCGTTCGATTCCGAGGCCCTGGAAAAAACCGGGCTGGATCGCGCCGTGATGCTGGCCCAGGACATTCAGGAACGGCTTGGACGTACCGTGCAATTGCGGAAGACCAGCAAGACCGCCGGGCCGGTGGAATTGCCCGAGCCGTCACCGGGGCTTTACCTGGGCTGGCCCGCGAGCGGCGCGAAACTTTCCAACCTGGCGAACATTCCCACCACCATCGCCGGAATGGGCGTTGGGTCTCCTGGTAAATTGCTCCAGGTGGACGCCACCGGCGCGGCGCTGGAAACGATAACCCATGTGCCACCCGCCAAGTTGCGTTCCATTGCGACGCAGCCTTACAAAAATCTAGTCATCAAAAACAATGTGGCTACACCCCTCAGCAAGGTGGATATCACCGCTGATGAAATTGATGTGGAAGGGTGGATATTTACGGCGGTGAGCAAAACAGCGGACATCACCGCCTCGGGCGCGAACGGGCTGGACACCGGCGTTGAGGCCAACGTGTGGTACCACATCTGGGCCATCGCCAATGTGGGTGATCCCGCAGCGCCGGTGATTGCGTCTTTACTGTCTGCACACGCCACGGCTCCCACCATGCCGAGTGGATACTCCCTGAAGCGCTATCTGGGGGCGATTTACAACAACGCCTCCAATAACTTTATCTCCATTGTGCAGAGAAATAGGAATGTCTCTCGCGCAATAGTTGTTGTGCGTAGTGCGTCCGCGACCCCTGCCACACCAGAATTGCTGTCATTAGCATCCGCGATACCCGTAACTGCCACCGGTGTGGTGGGAGTTACTGAAATCATTTCCAGCAGCATCGCGTATGGGCAGATACATGCGACATCATCAGGATCGCTAGGTTTGAATTCGGTTGTGTGCGTGGCCGGAGGAGACGCACAGTCTACTTTCGTGCTGACATTGGCTGAGAACCAGTCTCTGTACTGGGCAGTGACGGCATCAGCATCGACGTACAATATCAACATTTCTGGTTGGAGTTACTAATGATTGCCTACGAAAAAGTTAAAGGCCGCGCTGGAAATCTCCGGTTCGTTTTCGAGGACTACCAGCCGACGCCGGATGAAATCATCATGCAGGGTGATGTGCTGCCGCCCATCGAATCGCTGCATGATGCGGCTGTCATTTTCGCCGATCTGAAGGCGGAAAAGGTGCGGGAACTGTCCGAAGCCTGCAAGGCGGCGATTGTCGGCGGGTTCACCAGCACGGCCTTGGGCGCACCGCACCGCTATGACAGCGACCTTGAAGCGCAAGTCAACTTGATCGGCGCGGCGGCGTTGCCTGGGCCTGTGGAGTACACCTGCACGGACGGCGCGGGGGTGAAGGCGGTGCGGGCGCACACGGTAGCGCAAATCAAGCAAGTGCTGACCGATGGGGCCGCTCTGAAAATAGACTATCTGGCGCACTTCCGGGCGCTGAAAAACGCAACGCTGGCCGCCACGGACGCGGCGGAACTGGCGTTGATCGAGTGGTGATAGCCGTCTAAGCATGGAGGCGTATGACAACCGGATTTGAACAGGCCCTGGAGCGCACATTGGGGCATGAGGGCGGCTACGCCAACGACCCCAAGGACCGGGGCGGGGAGACCATGTGGGGCATCACGGAGGCCGTTGCGCGGCGGCATGGCTGGACCGGAGCCATGAAGGACCTGCCGTTTGGCCTGATGAAGGAGGTCTATTACAAGGACTACTGGTCCGTGAACCGCCTGGACGATGTTCACGCCTTCGACCCGGCCCTAGCCCTGGAACTGTTCGACACGGGTGTAAATTGCGGGGTGGAGAGCGCGGCGAAATTCCTCCAGCGGGCCATCAACCTGGTGGACCGTGGCGCTCCGAACGTGGTGGCGGTGGATGGGAAGATCGGCGACCAGACCATCGCGGCGCTGCGGCGATTCGGGGACGGCATGACGCGCCGCACCCTGCTGCTGCTGCTGAATTGCCTTCAGGGCAACCGGTACATCGAAATCATGGAGCGCAATCCCTCGCAGGAGGCTTTTGCGCGGAACTGGTTCACGCGGGTCTCATTGGGAGGGGGGTGATGAACGGACACGCGAACAAAACGCTGTACCTGCTGGCCGGACTGGTGGCGGTGTTCGCCACTTATGCGGGCTTTGATGCGTGGATAACCGCCAAGGTCAGCGCCGCCACGGAACCAATGAAGGTCACGCTGGCCGCCGTGCAATCCGACACCCAATATCTCAGGAGCCGCCTGGACGGGGCGCTGGATGAACTCAGGAGGAAGTGATGTTTGAATCCATCGGCAGGATCATAGAACTGGCGGGGCAATACAAGTTGATGGGCATGGCCCTTGGCACCTACCTGGGGCCTCTGCTGATGGTCAGCAGCGTGTACACGATGCACAAGGTGCTGCAACAGGTCGGCACCCTGACGCAATGGCACCGGGACCCTGTCAAGGAATTTGTTTGGGCAAGTCTTCCGGGGATCATCGCGGCCATGGTGGTGCTGGGCGTGTTCCTGTTTTCGCTATTCCTGTTCGGCGTGGGGCTGTTCATCCTGTTGCGATAGCGCCAGGGCGGCGCGGGGAGGCGGGCATGTACCTGGAACTGCTTTATCTCTTGGCCGTGGCGGTTGTGGCGGGCATCGTGCTCACCCTGGTCTGTGAGTGGGTGCGGGGGTGGATCACATTCATCCGCTGGACAAAGGACAACGGCTCCCTGGATTGGGAGCCGCCGGACAACGAACCATGGAGGAAGCCATGAAAACGCGCTGGCAATACAAATTGACGCTTTGGGCGCTGTGGGCGTGGGTCGTGTTTTTTTTCTCCGGTGGCTGCTCCACCTTGCGGAGTCTGGTTTCCGAGCCTTACTCCAACTGGCACGGCGATGAGTACCGGATTGATTTTCTGGACTCACAGTCCGTTTGGACCATGGCGATTGATGCCGCGAATATCACCGGCGTCTACATGCAGCCCATTGCGCCGCCCGAGCCATTCACGGTGAACCGTGCGCGGCGATTTTGTGAGACCTACCTGGAGATGGACTTCGTGAGCCTGGAACCCAATGGCTGGGTGGTGGTGTGCCGGAGGGTGTGATTCATTGAAGAACCGGCGCGGATTGTCAGGTTATGCGGTGTTGATTGTCAAGTTATGTGTGCTATTTGTCAAGTTATCCGCACATCAGCGTGACAGGGGAGTGCTTACCGCCGTCAAGATTTACGGACATCAGCATGAAATCCAGAACGCGGATTTGATTTACCGGGCAACTCACGCCCAATACAAAACGGTCCATTCGTGGGCTTGCACATTCCAGAATGCGATCAACCACGGCAATATCGTTCTTCCACGACCGTGAAGGCTTGTGAATCCAGCATTTCCAAGCGCTACTGGTGATAAAAGAAAACTCATCCGTAACTGTTTCGGTCTTTATCCCGGCCAAGTCGAAATATGTAATGGTTAATGTGGAAGATTTGCTCGTGGGTTCTTCCGCGAAGGCCGTTACCGCGACAAACAACAGCAGCAGGATGATCCAGTGTTTCACGACAAACCCCTCACCCGCACCAGCCCGCGCGTTTGCCTCCCGAGTATGGCCGCGCAAGGCCAGCGTTAATCAGTTCGGCGGCAACGTCCCTGCCGTCCGCCAGGACCACTCCAAGCCAGCGCCCATACTTCTCCTTCGGTTTTGCGGTATTGATCCTGACCGTAATAAGGACCGCTGATTTAAGCAAGCCCTCCAATTTTTGTTGCGCCTTGGCCGCCGAATCCCGTTCGGATTTGCAATCTCCGTCCATTTCCGGCGTGTCCAGCCCGTCCAAGCGCACCCGCTGCGCCCGGATGACAAACGTCCCGAGAAGAACATGGTAGCTTTCAAGGTCAAAATCGCAGGTGTCGCCATCGTGGCAGGAAATGAGATAGGCGCGAACCTCAACGGTATCCGCCAGGACGGGCGCGGCGGCCAGCAGCATCGCGGCCAGCAGGGCGCACTTCACAATAGAGACACTATTTTTCCGAATCACGTCCATTTTCCCCTTACTTTTACCGGTTAAAATTTGAGCATGGATCGCGACACCTGGGCCGCGCTGTTGGCGGAAGTTGAGAATGAATCAGAGCCGGGGACCTTGGAGCCGTTTGCCCTGCGCTTGCCGGAAACAGATTTGAGCATTCTTGAGCAAATGGCGTTGGCCCGTGGTTTGCTCCCCTCCGTCTTCGCCGCCCGGCTGCTCCGCGCTGCCATTAAACTCCACGCGGCCAGCGCCAAATGATTCCAGTCTCAAACCGTATACATTTTATTTTCAATCGCCGGAACAAAGTGGAAATATTTGACAATGCCCATTTCCGGCATTATTGTTCCGCTACCGAATCCATTTTGATTGTTTCTGGAAAATCATTTTCCGAGGTAAGGGGAACATGGACAACAGACTCATTCGTGCGGCGACACACCTGGTTTTTATGTCGGGCGCTTCTCTCGAGCGGATTTGTGCTGCGTGCGTTGTGCTTCATGCCGCTCCGCCAATGCCTTCGCGCTGTCGAGGATGTGCCGTCGGGACACATCTTCCAACATCCGGAACGATTCAATCAACGATTGTTCCTGATGCGATAAATTAGCCGGGGGCGCTGCCTTGATCTCGGCCACCTGCGCCCGCGTCCAATTCACGGTCTGGCGGGCATCGGCCACCTGCGCATCCATGCGGGTAATCTGTTCTTCCAGCGCCTTGATGGTGCGCTCCCGCTCCTCGGCTTTCGCGACCGCCACCTGGGCTTCGGTCTTCCACCGTTCCACCTGAACCGTCAGTTCCTCCCGCAAGCCTTCCAGCGCCGCATCTCCCGGCAAGGGGACGCCGGGAGTGGTGTGGCCGGAAACGTCTGTAAAACCGGAGAGGTCTGTATAAATAGGCTTCGCCACTATCAAATTGGTTACGCCATCATCAGTCCTGACTAATCGGACGTTGCGCATTATGCCTTCGCCCGTCAGTAACCAAAATGGATTGATGTCCGTTTTATCCGCAACTGCAAGAATCAAATCCTCCCCGACTCTGGTTCCACGGTTCTTTGCGGAATAGTAAGAACCCTGCGGATAGCCTATTTTTGCGCAAAATTGGCTGACATTCAGGCCGATTTTTTCACGATATTCCTCTATCCGCTTAAGGATTTGCGAAATATCTTCTTGCGCTTTCTCTTTTTTTTCTTGCATTCGCGTTTTGTTCTTGCGAAAGTATTACCGGAATGAATGAATCATTAACCATAACGACAGGGACCTTATCAGAATGAACGCCCGTAAGAAAGAAATTGCTGCATCGGCTTTGACGGGTATGCGGATCGAGGATCGGCGCACGTCCAGGCCATACACATGGCCGAACGCGCTGCACGAGGAAATCGAGCGCCGGGCCAACGCCAAGGGCACCAGCAAATCCCGCATGGCAGAAACCTTGATCCGTCAGGGCATGACGGATGTTACCGGGCACAGTTAAGGGCTAGCGCCCGCCTTGGATGGGCGGGAAGTCAGGGGCTGGGATGCCCCGCCCGCCGGAGTGCGGCGTCCTCAAGACCACCGTACTCCGCGCCGGGTTCAGTTGTGAACATGCAAAACGGAGAATTCTGCATGAGCGCGAAAATGGAGATAGGCCGCGAGTGGCGCGAGGCCCTGCAAGCGGCTTGCATGGGCGGCCCACGGCGCGGCGAAAGCAAGTCCATCGGAGATTACATCAACAAAGCGCCGGGAACGTGGCGCAACGAGTTGAACCCGGATTATGAAAACGCCCAGCCCGCGTTGTGGGACATGGCCGTTTACATGAAGCACACGGGAAATCTTGAGCCGTTGAAGCTGCTGTGCCGGATGTTCCGTGGATATTTCATCGCGGAAATCAACGGCGACAACCGCCCGGAACTGCTGGCAGTGGACACGCTGACCCTGTGCGACTACGTGGGCAATGTCGCCGGGGCCATGGGCAAGGCGCTCGACCCCAATGGGGCGGAGGGCCGGGCCATCACGCTCGAAGAATCGCGGGAAATTCTCAAACCCCTGGAACTGTCCATCGCCCAGGCGCACACGGTGCGGGTAAGCACCCTGGCGTCTGTGCAACAGACGCGCAAACGGGCATAGGAACAGGCCGCCCGCTGACCGCAACAGGTACGGCGCTTGGTTCTGGAAGTCCCAGGCGATAGGGCCAAACGCGGAGGCGGGCCGCCTCAACACATGGGAGGGGCCATGATTCAGAAATTGATCACATGGTGGGAAGGGTGGGTGCGAATGCGGAACCTTCGCCACATGCAAAGCCTTTCGCACCGCGCCAACGTGCAAAAGGCGGAACTCCGGGCGGAACTCAACCGGGATTTGATGCGGATGCAGCGGCGGGCGGCGCGGCGCATGAACCATTGACGGCCCTCCTGGCGCCGGGGTCCACTCCCGTCCGGTATTCCCCCGAACCCCGGAACGGACCCCGGTTCTTTTTTCGGAGTGAGGCATGAAAGACGTGAACACAAACATCGGCGGTCTTTTCGGGATTCTTTTAGCCGTGCTGTTCATCGGCCTGAAATTGACCGGGCAAATTTCCTGGTCGTGGTGGCTGGTTCTAGCGCCGATTTACGGCCCGCTGGTGGTGGCGGTGGTCGTGCTGGTTGTGATCGGGCTGATTAAGATTTTCAGGGATTGAGGAACACACGAACTGGGCCGAACCCATCCACCCACGCCGGTTTTTTCTCCTTTTTTCCCGGCGCGGGTTCGGCCCACCCCTTTCAGGAGTGGTGTGATGGGACTGGATTTGGAGATTCGCAAGGGCAAGGTGATGGCCTCCGATCTGGCGGGCTACATGGAGTTCAACCCACACGCGGGGCCGCTGGAAACCTGGGCGCGGAACCTGGGGCATTCCGCGTTCGAGGGCAACGCGCTCACCGAAATCGGGCTGGCGGTGGAATCCGGCATTTTGACGCTGGCGGCGAAACATCTGAAGCAGGACAACAAAAAATTTTACAAGGAACTCGGCAAGAAAATCGGCAATGCAAAATATGTCAGCGAGTGGTTTCCGGGCACGGTGTTTCACCCGGTGAAATCCTGGGCGGGATGCACCCCGGACATTTATTTCCCGGCCATTGGCGAGGGCGTCCAGGCGAAGAACCACGGGCTGAACGCGGCGCAGCATTTCGCCGGGCTGCCCGGAGAATTGGGCGAGTGGGACAACAATCTGCTGCCGGAATGGCACCTGGTGCAATGCCAGTGGGAAATGTTCGTGGTGGGCGCAAAGACGTGGTGGCTGGCGGCACTGATCGGCGGCAACGACTTCCGCATGTATCACCTGCGCCGGGACGATGACCTGCTGAACATGCTGGCGAGCCGCGCCGAGGCGTTCTGGAAAAAGCACCTGGACCCCACCGGGAACCAGGAGCCGCCCGATGCGGACGGTTCCGATAGCAGCGCGGAATATCTGCGCCGCGCATTTCCCCGCGTGGAGCGCCCGGAACTGCTGCCGACGACCGAGGAAGCGCGGGAAACCGGAGAACGCTACGCACAGGCCAGCGCCAAACTGAAGGAATGGGAGAGCGCAAAGGCCGAGGCGAAACACCGCCTGATGCAGTTGATTGGCGCGGCGGAGGGAATCGCCGGGGTCTGCACCTTCCGCGAAAGCAAGGGGACGCCGAAAACCGATTGGGAAGCCCTGGCGAAGACGCTGCCGGGCTGGGAGCAAGCCATTGACGCGCACACCAAGGCCACGGGCGGGCACAGGACGTTCCGCCTGACGATGAAACCCGAATGATGGAGCAAGACGATGGGAACCGAACTGCAAACCGCAACGGCGGCAGGGCCACTCAGTGGCGCAAGTTTTCTCCGACCGCAAAGCATCGAGGAGGCGTGGCGAGTGGCGAAGTACATCGCCGAATCCGACCTTGCCCCCAAGGATTATCAAGGCAAGCCGCAGAACGCCATTATCGCCGTGATGATGGGCGCGGAAGTTGGCCTTGCCCCCATGCAAGCGATCCAGAATATCGCGGTAATCAACGGGCGGCCCAGCCTTTGGGGGGACGCCATGCTGGCGCTGGTAAGGAATCACCCGGAGTTCGAGAGCATTTCCGAGACGTTTGACGATGCCTCCATGACGGCCAAGTGCGTTATCAAGCGGCGCGGGAACGAGGCGCATACGGTCAAATTTTCCAAGGAAGACGCGACGAAGGCCGGACTGTGGGGCAAGCAGGGGCCGTGGACGCATTATGCAAAGCGGATGCTGCAATTGCGGGCGCGGGGGTTCTGCTGCCGCGACACCTTCCCGGACGCATTGCGCGGGCTTTCCAGCGCGGAAGAAAGCCGGGACTTGCCCGTAGATATTACCGCGCAGACCACGCGCACCGACCCCAAGCCCACCCGCACCGAAAGAATGAAGTCGCACCTTTCGGACGCCAAGGAACAGAACGGAGCCGATCCCGAGCCGGTGGCAGAGCCAGCCGCAACGCCGGAGGCCACGGTTTTGCCGGGAAAGTCTGACCCCGTGGAAATCGCACGGGGAATCCTGAAAGAAGCGGCGGCGAAAACCCCGGCGCTGGAATCCTTGGAAAATGCTTGGTTTAGCAGGGAAGTTCAAGACCTACGCAAATCGGCGGATGCCGGTCAGCGCAAGCACATGGTGAACATCAAAGACCAATTGAAGCGCGAATTGACGGGGGAGGAAAAACCGGCACCGAAGAAGGGCGCGGCCAAGGCACCGGCCCATCCGGGCGGGCAGCTTCCCGCGAATCACGCGGACCGGCTGGCCGCTGGCGGAACCTACGCCAATGCGTTCCTGGAACTGAGCAAGGCGCTGGCGGCCACGAACGCGGCCAAGCCCCAGGAATTGAGCAAGGCTTGGGAGGCGAACGAGGCGGATTGGAGCGATGAAATCAAGTCCGAGGACGACTTCAACGCGCTGCTGGAAATGCGGGACGCGCTGTACGCCCAGGCGGCGGCGAAGGGGTTTCCGCAACAAGGGAAGTAGCCGAATGGGCGCGGCTTCCGGCGGAGTGGACACCCCCTAGTCCACACCGCCACCGCCGGAGCCGCGCCTTCCACTCAGGGATGAGTAATGAGCCGGGACTATTCAAAATTAACCAGCGGGTTATGGACGGGGCGCACGGGCCGGGCCATGCGCGGCAACCGGGACGCCCAGGTGATCGCCTGTTACGTCACGACCTGTTCAAACGCCAATATGATCGGGCTTTATTACCTCCCGCTCCCGACACTTTGCCATGAAATCGGGATCACCTTGCAAGGGGCTTCGAAGGGGCTTCGAAGGCTCTCCGAAGCCGGTTTTTGCCACTATGACGCCGAGACCGAACACATTTGGGTTCCCAACATGGCGCGGTTTCAGATCGGGGAGAAAATGGAGACCGGCGACAACCGTGTGAAGGGCATTCAGAAACTTTACGAGTCGCTCCCAAACATCCTGTTCACAAAGGAATTTTACGAAATGCACGGGACACGGTTTCACTTGACGGCGCGACCGGATCACCTAAGCCCCTTCGAAGGGGCTTCAAAGGCCCTTCAAAGCCAGGAGCAGGAACAGGAACAGGAGAAAGAACAAGAACAGAAACTAACTACTACCCCCCTTTATCCCCCCAAGGGGGGAAAACCAAAAAGGGCGAAACTCCCGAAGTCACCTTTCCCTGAAATTTTTGAAATCAACGATGACGACCGGCAATGGTTCCGGAAAAACTTCGGGGATGTTCCCTCGAACGAGGTGATGGGTCAGATCGAACTGTTCCGGGATCATCACATTTCCAACGGCAACATGTTCAACGATTGGAAAGCGGCATGGCGCAAGTGGATGCGGAAATGGATGACGGAAATCCGGCCCAGGACGGGCCAGGGGCTGGGCATTGCGGAAATCAACCGCCACCCGAAGCGGTTGAGTCCAGCGGAGGAACGTGAACGGGCCATGGAGGCCCCGGATGATCCGGAGGGCAAGGCATGAGCGGCGAGCAAGCGCGGGCATTGCCCGCACCAGAGCGGGAAGATTCCTGGAAGGTTCCGGCGGAACTGGAATGGCTGCGGGCTGAAATCCTGGAAGGGTTCCGGCTGATGAACCGGCACATGCTGCATTTTCCGCCCGCGCCGGGCATGACCGACAAGGTGATTGCCGCGTGGACGGCAACGCTTTCCGATGGGCCGCACGGCGAAGGCTGGATGCCAGAGATTGACCGGGAGCGGATTCGGATGTGCTTCAAAAAGTTATGCCGCGAGCGCACGGATTGGCCGCTGGTGGCGAACTTCCTGAATGCCATGCCGCCCCGTGCGCTGGTGATGGCTCCGGATGCGTTCGATGAAAGCGCGGCGTTGAAGCGCCTGGAAGCCGAGGCGGCGGAAAAACAAGCCGAGCGCGAAAACATGGCGCGGGCCAAGGCGCTGTTGACGGGTCCGCTGCTGGAAGGTCCCGTGAAGGAACACGTTGCGCGGAACCTGGCCGAGGCGCGGAACCTGGCCGAGGCGCGGGCGCGGATGAACCGCGAGGGCGCGCGGAAGGTGCGGCGCTTGCTGGCGGACCCCGCCAAGGACGGAATGAGTCCGGCGCTGGCGCGGCGGCTGGAAGACTTCGAGCGGTTGTTTGCACGGCCTGGGGCGTCACGGAAGCCCTGGGAAGATCAACCTGGGTTCATGCGGTTCCTGGCGCGGAACAAGCGCAACTGGCCGGACGGAATGACGCCGGAGGAATGGGATGAACTGGAACGACTCAGCAAGGAGCAACCATGAACGCACGGACGCGGAAGGCGGTGAAACACAAGATTGGAGAGCCGGTGAAAACCATGAACGCGCTGGCGCAAAGCATGGCGCGTGGGGAACACCTGCATCTGAAATTCGAAGCCATTGGGAAGGGCAAAGTCTACGCCTCGGGGTGGTGGCAAAACTTACAGTTCAGAATCATGGGGAAGTTGCTCCGGGACGGGCGCATCCGCCGCGTGGAGAAGGCCAAGGGGAGCGGAAAATGAGACGCAACCCGAAGCAGCCGTGCCCGGACTGCACCAAGACGCGGCTGTGCGAGCGTTGCCGGGACCAAATGCGCCGGGAGGACATGCGGGCCGATGCGGCGGGGGATGGCCCCGTGGCGGAGGCGGAGGAATGGAGCCTTCCACTTGTGTATCACCAAAGGCCGTTCCGCTTAACACAAACGATTTTGTGTTCAACCGGATTAACACAAACACGCGAGGAGCAATGACATGCTCAACATGCGGCAAGCCCGCCGCGTTGTGGAAATGGGCGGTGTTGTTGGACGCGGACGAAATTGACTACGAGTGGGCGCGGGTTCACGAGGGCGGCGAGACGTTCGCGGACCGGCGTTGCGGCCAGGTGGCGATTCTGCCGCCGGATGCGCGGCCAGAGCGGGGAACATTCAGGGCGGGGCGATAAAATGAACCGGTCAATGCTCAGATTGAGCGAGCGCATCGCGGAACTGGAAGCAGAGTTGGTTCGCGTGAACGAGGACAGGGCCAGGAAACTCAAGGCGCTGCGCATCAGGGCGATCATGATTTATTCCGGTTTTAATGATCCCGCCGTCAGCATCCTGCCACATTCGCGCTGTGAAGAATGTAACGCGAGATGGGCCTTAGTGGAGGATGAACGGCACAACGAGGTTAATGGCAAACCGTGCCCAGCGGCGCTGGAGGTAGAAAAATGAACATACTCGGCATTGACCCAGGGCAGACGGGGGGATGGGCTGTCATTGGCGCGACAGGGAAACTTATTCGTTCTGGTGATGCGCCATTCATCGCGGGGAAATGGGACATATGCGAGGTTGATTCGATCCTGGATTCGCTGGATGGGACAACAACAAAAGCCATTATTGAAG